TACACGGTCACTCGCATCTGAGAGATCGATCGTTGCTAATCGACCGTCGAACGACGAACTCAAAGCCAACCTCTGGTTCACACTCTGGTCACTGAAATTGATGTGGCCGCGAGTGCGAACAGACGATTGTAAAGCGCGCATTAAGGCGCTAGCAATCGCTTGCTGCGTGTATTGCATACAGCAGGGTTCAATGGCAATGATTCTGGGCGCTTTCAACGACTTGGGGACGGTGATCACCCTTACAGGTTGTTCATCATCCTCATGCACGACCGAAACATCCTTGAGCTCCTGACTCGAGAAACCAAGTTCCCCGCAACTAGCAGAGAACGCGGAATCAAGAAGAGGGAAATAAGGCTCAAGACGGTTATGCCAGCGACGCCAACGATACTTTCGGTTTCCCGAAGCTCGTTCGGCAGTCTGTCCGGGACCGTGCTTTGGGCGAAAATCAGAGAGGCGTAAGCCCCCCATGAGATTGTCCCAGAGTACAGCAGATACCGCCTCGAAGAGGCGATGATCGGCTTTCGGTAACGGGAGTACGTTGAAAGTGCGTTCATTTTCGATGAAACTCTCCAACGCTTCTGCAGTCCTTTTTGGGGTGCAGGGAATCTTGAGCTTCTTGAAAGCAAGGCATATCTGCCTAACGCTAACAATAAGGCGAGAAACACGTTGGGGAGTAGTTCTTTGTAAATATTCATCGTTAATCCTTCCTGTCTCAGTGTCGAAAATCTGGCCGAGCATACCTTGCAAAAAAGCAGGGATTGCTCCAGACTTCCTAAAGCTATTGAAGTCTGCTGCGGCTACGAATCCTTGGTCGAGGGATTTTTCGAACCCTTTACCAAAGGTAGGAAGGGTAATCGTCAAAAACGACAGCCCTTCATTTTCGACGCGCGACCTTATCGTTTTTAGGTCGCGCTCTGAGACCGAAGCGTTGCAATGAGCGCAGGCATCGTAATAGATCGCCTGCATCACTTCAAGTAAGTCTGTTATGTGGCTTTTCACGTCACCTCTCTTTCGGGAGGAAGGCGATCCAGCCTCA